CAAGCACTTGGCCAAAGAGAGAAAGGCCTCTGGTCTCATCCGAGACGCCATCTGCATGATCCTGGACGGTGACGATGAGTTCAAAGCTGGGTACAACAAGTGTGTCAGAGACGCCATCAAGGTGATCAAAGACAACAAGGACATTAAACACCTGGCCGTCAAGAACGGTGAAGTGTCTGATGTGCTCACAAAACAAATGCTGAAGTTGTACAAATGAGAACCGCTCATGCAATAGCCGTCTTCATCTCACGCGAGCTGGAGGACGCAATTCTGGAAGAGCCAACAGAAGTCTTTTTGGCTTTTGCTGGCCTCTTTTGCAGCATGGGGGTGCGCATGGGTGTTCCTGAAGATGACGCCATGAACCTCATTAAAAACGTCTACAAGGACGTTCTAGCCGACTCTATAGGGGAGATGCACTGATGGAAGACAGAGAAAACTTTAGGGCTCTTGCGTCCATGTTTGCGCTCAATAGACTGGCGTATATGCATCACACGCAGTACCCCAATGAAGAACGCAATAAAGAAATAGCAGCTCAGGTTGCAAAACACGCCGTCATGTTTGCCGATGCTTTACTGGACGAATTAGAACCAACGGAGGGGATCGTAGCCCTCAAGAAAAGGAAGAAGAATGTATCGGAGTAGACCGTTATTGAACGCCTGTCGTGAGCTGCCTTGCCAGCATTGCGGCACCATCGACGGGACCGTCATTGCGGCTCACTCTAACCAACTCAGAGACGGCAAAGGACGCGGGCTAAAGGCCCACGATTACCGTGTTGCGTCACTGTGCTACACCTGTCACATGGAATTAGACCAGGGATCAAATCTCTCAAAACAAGAGAGGATTGATATGTTCGAGGAGGCCCATCGCAAAACTATTGGGCTGTTAATTGAGCGGGGCTTCCTTGAACCTGTTGCTTCGCCACGCGGTCATTAAAATCCTTCATCATTTTAATTTTGCGCTGATTGATTTCATCAATTCTCTCTTGAGGAGCGTTTTTATCAATCAGCATTTTTCTTTGCTTATTCATAGCATTCGCTCTGTTCTCAAGACTATTTGCAGATGACCACAATCTGGCTTCAGGGTTGTCTTTCATGTACTCAGCCGGGCTCTTTTTGTCCTTGATCAATCCCTTGATTTCATTTTCATGATCGGCCATCATCGTGACGTTCTTGTAAAACTTGTCCTGAATGGCGGCAGGAGACTGAGTTTCACCGTACATCTTCCCAACCAAAGGCATGCGATAGGATGGTATTTCTTGTCCGGTTACAGGAGATGCAGCTGCTTCTACAGCCTTCATAGCCTCCCTGGCAGCACCGCCACCATACTGACCAGCAAGATAATCAAGCGCATCAGCCGTTGGGCTCACTTCGCCTTTCCTATATTTATCGCCACCGCTTACATAGTTCATGAACTGAGCGATGTTTTTACTGATTGCACTGGCGCCTTCACGGCTGCGAGTGTATCCAGGCGTGGGATTGGTTGCGCGATCTTCTTTGTAAATAGGACGGCCAAACGCATCTTTGTTTTGAGCAACAGCAAGCAAAGGATCTGTGATTGTTGGGCTCAATGATTGCGTAAGACTTCCTGATCCAAGAGGATTGAATGTATCCGTAATCAAGCTGGCCACATTGGCAATTTTCTTTGCGGCGCTTTCAGACCCAGATGTCACACCCAAAGCCCTGAATATTGATTCAGTCGCAATACGCCCAACTCCTGGGAACATATTGAAACCAAGAGGCATTGGGATCAAAGCATATTTACCATTGGGTAAAGGAATGACAAAGTTTTTGTCTTTCAAATACTCTGGTGGCTCATCATCATCGTATCCAGCTGCCGCCAACATCATTGCCTGGACAACGCCAACGGCCAATCCACCGACCATGATCTTCCTGCCAGCAGGTCCTTGTAACGTTTCTAGAAGGCGAGCAGAACCTTGTACAGATGCATTAAAGAAAGCGTACAAAGCGGACGCATAAGGCGTTTTAGCGCCCTTGCGGTTGAAGTTAACCGTGATGTTTTTGGAGATGCTGGCGGCTTTGTCCTTGCTCAATCCCTCATCAAGAGCGGTTTGATACGTAGACAAGCGGACCGCATTCTCCATCGCATCGTTGTAGTCGGATAAAAGATTAAAGAAACTATCGGCAACTTTTCTGACGTTGCCCTTGTTTAGATTCTTCATTTCTTTTTCAATGATGCTCAAGTCTCCTTTACCGCGACTGAACTGCTCTTTGAATCCTACTCCGCCACCGGCTTCCTGATAATCCTTGAACGCAGCAGCCCACTTTGATGGCTTATAGTTGGGCTGATTTGTAACACCGTTGCGTTCGTCTCTGAGATACTGAAAAATACCCTTGAGAGCAGGCAATGTATCTTTCATCACCTGTGCTTTTTTGTGAGCAATAGGCGTTGTTGTGAGGTTAAATGCAGCGCCACCGGTATCACGCGAAAAGTTCCACAATCCAAACACAGGGTTGTACTGTGTGTTGAACGCAGCCATCATCCTGGTAATATTACCAATCGTACCCATCACCATGTCAAGCTGCTCGGTGTCGAGGTTCTTTAAAGCCTCAGCCATACGCATGGCTTTGGGGTCGCTGGGATTGAAAAAGACGTATCTTTCTCTGCCGTTGATGCGGACGGGAAAGACGTTGCGGCTGTTTCTGAGCCCTGCGTTAACGCGGTAAATAACCTGGCCATCTTTATCAAACCCAGCCACTTTGGGTTCTTGCATCAAGTTATAGGCATCCTCCCTTGTCCCGCCCATAGCAAGGATTTCTTTGATGAATGCATCTTTGTTTTTGATTGCATCTGGATTGATAGGCAACCAAAACTTGGGATTGGGATTTTTCAAAGCAAGACCGTACACGGCACGACCAACAACAGCCTTCTCAGACCGAATGATGGAGCGTTCGCGTTGTAAAGCCAGGTTCTCAAAAATGTTAACCACACCCTTGGTAGAACCAAACGCATGCTTGAATGAAGAACCTCTGGTGGCAAATCCTGGTCCCAAGCCTGTTCCGCTATTGGCAAACTCAACGTCCGAACGCTCAAGAGGAACATAGTGTTTGAACTGATTTCTGAGTGCATCAATGGTGGATTGCGTTTCAATGCCGCCTTTGACAAGCTCTTCTTGATTGTTGTAAACCATCTTGTCAATCTTCTCGCCAAGCTCGTTGAGCACCTTTTCTTTGGCTGGATCTTTGGCCAATTCGGCAAAATACTTTCTGGCGTCGGCGGTTTCAATACCGGATCCGCCATCAGGCATGGCTGGATTCCTGGCTGCAATAAACTCATTGCGCTCTTCAGCATGACGCATGTGCAAAAACTCTTCGAGCTCAGCAACAGATACCTTGTTCTTGGCCATCTGAATAATGATTGGCCTGAGCTCGTTGTTCAAGAATATCTTGATCTTTGTCGCAACTTTCTTATGATAGAGCTCTTCCTTCTGATAGGGATTAAATCTATCGTCAATGTCTTTGCCGGTCGCCGCAATCAGTTTGATGACGTCTTTGATTTCTTTATACTTGTCCACCCAGTCGTGTAAAAACTTCTCTAGCTTGGTGTCATCGCTTAATTGAAACGTAGAGTTGGGGGCTGGCTGACCCGCGTAGTTGACAGCTTTTGATTCGCTAACTTTTGTTGATCCAGGCTCTTTGGATTTGTACCACGCCTCGGTAAGTCCCGGCCCCATGCTTTCAATAAACTTGGCAACAGATTGATTGGGCAGGAATTTATTGCCAGTCAGATAACCAACTAACTCTTTGAGTTTTTTACCCAACTCGAAGAAGAATTTCTCAACAATGCCAACGGGTTTTTCAGCGGTGGTTGCCCAGCGAGAAACGTTATCAGCAAACCACTCGTCAAAGCTTCTCCAGTAGTTTATAAGATCAGACGCCTTCTTTGTATCAAATACACTGGCGGCATGAGCCTCGCCTGACTCACGGTTTCTCAGATCACGGATAAAGTCTTTTGCCAGTGATCCTTTGTTTTTCTCAAGCCACTTTTTGTGCTCTTCCTTGATGGCCTCTTTGACATCAGCAGGAGCATTTTTAAACGCAACCTTTTCAATGATGTGGCCAACCTCGTGAGCAATTGTCTCAATGCTTCTGCCTTCGCTCATGCCAGGCTTGAAAGAGATATAGGCGTACTTGCTGTTGGGTCCAAACAATCTTGTGGAGCCGTCTTCAGTAAAACTCATGCCGGCAGATGTGGCTGACGCATAATCGCCGTACAAGTGGTATTTTTCAGCGTTATCTCTGGCATCTTCGGGATGCAATAGAAATACTTTCAGATCGCCCAAGTGAATAGACTTGAGTAAATCTGCAAGATATGAAACGTATTTTGGATCTACTGTTTCTGTGCCAACCACATTGCCTTTCCCTTGGAACGGGCCTTCTGGAAACTTGGCTTGATTGGCCTTGTCTTCGGCATCAATGCGATCCCTGGCTTGTCTAAGATCAGCCAATTGCTCTGGAGTAAATAAATCGCCTGTGTATCTATTTATATCAATTAAAGTTCTTTGACCCTTCTCAGACACACCACCATAAACATTGGCGCCGGTTAAAGCCGAATGGCTTTTAAGTAAAGCTGCGCCATTGTTTGAGTAAACAATATTTCCAGCAACATCTTTCTCATGGTTTGTTGCCCACTCAGGATGCGCCTTTGCCTCCTTTTTGGGGGCGGCAAATAGATCTTCCTGTCCTTTTGCGGCCGCAATATCGGCAGGACGATTGCTTCCCGTCAAGGTAATCTGTGGAGCGCGCTCCATTACTTTGTCAGATCCCTCTTGGAATTCAAATCCAAATTTCTTGTATAAATTTACAAGTTGACCGTGATTGAGTCCAGTTTCTTGCGCGCTAAGAATTGGAGCTGGCTCAATATAAAGAGTAACGCCGTTTTTGTTTGCTTGATCTGTGATTTCCTGGAGGGCTTTAGTAGCCAAGCCAGATCCTCTCTTGTCTTTATCAACCAACAAAGCGTTAATGACCATCTGATCTGGCTCACCCATACCAGTTTGGACATTGTTTTTATTTTGAAATAAAACAAGTTGTGTTGAAACGGATAGCCTTACACCATCTTTTTCAAACGTACGATGCGGTTCTCCGCCCTTGTCAACATATGTTTTTGGATCGTTCAGCGCCAAAACTTTGTAGCCATCATTAACCAATCCTCTTGCGATTGGATAACTTAATTTTGCATTGTCTGGAGTAACGACTACGCCGGTTTCTTTTTTAACTTCTGGTTCTGTGTCAAACAATCCAGCTTGACCTTGAGCGGCTGCAATATCGGCAGGACGATTGCTACCGGTCAAAGTAAACTCGCCAACACCCTTATCAATCTCAGCTTTCTTCTCGGCCTCTTTCTCTGCCTTGGCGCGGTCTTCTTTTTCCTTTTCTTTGGCTCTTACTTCTTCTGGGGTTTCGCCTTGAAGGGTAAGTTCTGGCGCGCCTGTAGGAGCAGCTCCAGCCTCGCCTTCGGGCTCAACAATGCGAGAGTTGATTTCAGCTTCTCTTTGCTCATCTGCGGCTTCGTTAATGAGTTCATTGATTTCTTTCAGTTTTAAGTGTTCTTGAATTAACTCTTCCGCTTCTCGGACGGAGCCCATAAGCCCTTCTATTTCCATTTCGGCAGCAAACGTAATGTAATTTCTGCTTTTTAATTTTGAATAAATATATTCAACAGCCTCTTGTTCGTCATAATTGCTTGCGCCAGGACGCTTGTCAAACGGCAAAAAATCATCAAGCAGTTTGTCGCTAACTTTTGTCGATATGTCCGCCCCCTTCTTGCCTTTACCGGCCTGCAAAGGTGTGTAACCTTTTCCTAAATTTTTAACATTGCTGGGCGTTAATTCACCAACCAAAGCAGTCCACAGACTATACGATAAGTTCTTTGTTTTCTTTGCTTCTTTTTCAGCATAGTCAACTTCTTCGCGAGCGCGAACAATTTCTGGTGGCTCAGGCGGAGGACCACTTAACTCTGGTCTTGCCTCAACGGGAGCCTTGGGCCCTTTGCGTTTAATCTCACCCAACAAATCTCTGGCTGCTTCAATATCTTTGCCATGCTCAATGTGAGATTTATTGAGTTTCTTTTGAGCATTTTGAATTTCTACATTTTGCTCGCCAGGAGATTTTTTGTTTTTCCTGGCTTGTTTACCCGAAACGTGTTGGGTATCCAACAAAAGACGAGTTGTACCAGCATACAGATTTGTAAATGCAGATTTTAAATTCCTAACATCCTCTGGTATAGAGTTTTTGTTGGACTCAAAAACGGTGAAGCCTTTGGCGTTGATGGCATCTGTCAGCTTTTGCAAATACTCATTTGACTTGGCAACAGCATCTTTTGTTCGGTCATCAAAATTACCAAACTTCTCCAAACGTTTTTGGTCAAGCGGCTGGCTTTGTAACAGCGTTTCTAAGTTGTGAGTTTCTTTGATGGGAGCATTTTCTTTTGGCTTTGCTTGAGTCTCAAAATCCAATATCCTGCCTCTTCGAAACTCCATATCCTTATCGGTGGCTTCTTTATTTTTTATAACGTTGTTTAGCATCCCCTCCGCAAAACCTCTTTGATTTGCGTTAATCGCTCTTTGGGCAAGATCAATTGTTTCTTTATTGCTTGGACTGAGATTGTCTCTTTCTTTGAATAAAGCCTCATACAAATTGGCGCGAGCTTTATCTGATTGATCTATAAATGGCTGCGCCTGAGCTTGCGTTATAACTCCAGCCCTAACCATAGTCCTGGCTTTATTTGCAGCATCAGCGGACTTTAAATGGTGTTGATAAACATCTTGAAATTCTTGAGACAGATTTTCATTAAATGTCTTCTTTGGCTTTTCTTCAGCCTTGGGTGCTTCAGCGGGTTTTTCTTCGACCTTTGGCTCTTCAACTTTGGGCGCCTCAAGAACTGGCTTGGGTTGCTCAGCTGGCTTTTCTTCAAGAACAGGTTCAGGTTGGGCAGCGGGCGCAGCTTGAGGCTCAGTGCGAGCAATAGTTTGGTTGGCAGTATCCGTAGATGATGGCGCGGTGGTTATTTCTTTACCCTCCAGCTCATCCAACATGGCTTGAGTATTTTGCGACCCCCCCTCTTCGGGCTCTGTAACTTGTTGATTTATAACGGGTTTTTTTTCTTCTGGTAATATTACCAGCGGAGAGGCTGGTTGTTGCTCTGGTTGAGCGGTTGGTTCAGCTGGCTGAATTGCTGCTTGTGGAGCAGCTTGTTGAGCAACTGGCGGCGTAACTGGAGGTGCTGCCTGAATAGGAGCTTCTGGCTGGGCTGGCGCTTCAGCGGCCTCTGCTGGCTTTTCGTTTGCTTTTTTGGCTTGCGCCTTTGCAGCAGCGCGTTCACCAAATCTACCAATAGGCGCTAAAGCACCGCCAAGAACGGCGCCGCCAAGGAAGTTCTGGAAATAGTCATCCCTAGCATCCTCATCCGTTAGGGTTAGGCCAGCTTGCAAGCGTTCAAAAAACTGCTGTCCAGCTTCCGCCAAACCTTCTGCGCCCATTGCCTTGCCGGTGTTGACAAGATAATCTTGAGCCGTTTTAGCAAGTCCTTGCTCAGCAATTTTCTTTGCTTCTGCATCGGTAATCTTATGGCCAGCTTCTTCAAAAATATTCCTGATTCCGGGAATCATTTTCAAGCCAACAATATCAAACGCAGTCTGCGGTATAGCCGCCAATGACGCATTTAGCAAACTGGTTTGATCTAAGCTCTTACCGGTGGCCATTTGAGCCGCCAGATTAGATCCTTGATATTGAGCCACACTAGGAAGCGCAGCAAGACCTGCCGCTGAAGCTTGTCCAACCGTTCCAAGTCCGAGCGCATCTAAAAGCGCAGATCCACCAGCGATAACAGGGGCTGCCGCAGCTTCCTCGGGAATAGCAAGTGCGCCCAATCCAGCCACAGCTGGAGCAACCATGTATGGCAATGAGCCACCCAACAACTCATTAAACTTCGTAAGAGGCGCTTGAGTCCAGCCCTCTTCTGTAGGTTTAAATGTTTTTTCTTGATATTTCTTTTCTTCAGCAGCAATGTCTTCTGCTCTCTCTGGAGAAATTAGTCCAGTCTTGCCAGCAAGTAAAGCCAGATTGCCTTTTAACTCAGACGCGCTGGATTTAAATGCCGGAACAAATCCAGATTGAGGCTGCTCTTCTGGTGGTTTTTCTTTGGGCTTGATACCAAATATATTTGGATAAAGCTGTTGCGCCTCGTTCAAGGCTGTGTAGGGGTCTTCACCTTTTTTTAAAGGAAAATACTGCCCATTTGGGAGCTCTACATATTGAGGCATATGCTTCCTTAAATGCCGGGTCTAGACAATACTGATCCTGGTGCGGCGCTATTCACCACTCTTGGTGCTTGCATGCCAGCTATACCTTGCCTTAAATGTGCCAAGAAATCGTCCATACTGAGCTCCGTATCTCCATTTTTTCTTCGCTCATTATTAACTTTTTCGAACTCGGTTACAACTGCTACGCCAGATTTATCTCTAGCCAAATCTTGGGCTTTTTGCATACCAAGATTCATATCGCCGTTACCCAAATACAAATAAGTCTGGATGGCTTCTGGCGGCTTATTCATTTTTGCCGCCTCTATTTGCAATTGAGCATTGCCCAAAACTGCTCTTTGAGCCATTTCAGCATTGGTTCTTTGGTTGGCCATGTAATTGTTTGTGTCATTTTCATATGCGTGAGATGACATTTGGCCGCTTATACCAAGCACACTAGCAATACCGGTTGTGGCATGCTGTCTAGCAGCCAACATTTTATCGCTGGCTTTTTCTTTTGATCTGTAAAATAAATTTTGATCGCCAATTGTTTGTGCGTCACGCATATCATCAATGTGATCAAATGCTTGTTGACGTAAATCATGAGCTTTTTGAATTTCTTTGAGACCTTCTTTGTATGATTTAACGCCTTCTGCTCCGCCTTTTCCAATATTGGCCAATGCGTAAGGAGAAGTTCCAGCCATCATTGCAAGACCAGCCTCAAGCATACTTGTGCTCTTTAAATCATCAAGTTTTTGCGGCTCTTTTGACTCTTCTTCTTTCAATCTGGCTTCGGCTTTTGCGCCCAGCTTGGGGCGGTTTGCAATCATTTCTGCCAACGCAGCTGCATTTTGCTGGTTAACAGTTCCAGTTTCAGTAACATCATCCCTGAAGTTTTTAATTGCCTCATCAGGATTGAAGAAAATATTGGACCTTGCCTTTGCTGCTTCAGCGGTTGGCTTTGGACCTAAAGCAACTCCACTTGATTTTATTTCTGGAGCTTCAATGTTGGGCGACCAAACAGATTCATTTGTTGGAGGTTCTTGACCAGAATTTGCTCCAGGGAATGTATTATTGATTGCGGTTTGATTTTGATCTGGCTGCTCAGGCGCTAATAAATTTGCAATTCCTTGAGAGGCTGTAGAAACAGAAGGTTGTGCTTGTGCTGGCTGACCGACGGCAGCCAAAGCGGCTTCCCTGGTTGGGAAGTATTGGCCTTGCAGAGCCCTAACGCTTGGATCAACTGGCAATCTTGGGTTGCTAGGAATATCGTAATAGTATTGAGCGCCACCCATTGCTCCAGGCGTTGTAACGGTCAAATATCTGTTTGGATCTTGTACAAATCCATTTTGAGCGTAATGATGCTCAAGTTTAGCTTCACCCGTAATCCCGCCTCCCGCCATACCCTGAAGATTTTGGGCTGGTAAAGTACCGATACCCTGCTCTTCAGGAAGTTGAGGGGCAGCCTGTTGAGGAGCTTGAGGGGCTTGAGGAGCGCCTTGGGGCATACCTTGCGGCATACCTTGTGGCATAGGACGCTGGGGCATCATCTGAGCCAGGTCTTGCTGAACGACTGGAGGTTGAGCTTGGCCAGCCTGTTTTGCCATCTGTTCTGAGCGCATGGCTTTTCTGTCTTGGCTTTCTTGAAACGCAAGAGGGAAAATGTATGGGTCGTTTTGATGCATCTGCGCGTACTGCGCCAACTGCGCATCCGACATCATGCGCAGAGTAGAGCTGATATTGCTGGGTGCTAGGCTCATTGCGACTCCATCTTCTGTAATGCCAAACAAATAATGCCGTTAGACTTTCGCTTGCTTTCCTTGATCTGCCCGCCTTCTTTAGACGTCTTAAACGCCCCCAATCCAGCGGCAGTTAAACCCACACCCGCCACTTGAGACAACAAGCTTGGAGGAGCTGTATACGTCTGGCTGGTCGTGTTCGTCATTGGTAGACCACGCAACAAGTTGGACTCGAAACTTAACTGTTGGTACGGGTAATTCTGATAGTTCAAGAAGCACTGATACTGCTGGTTGAGCACGTTCTGGGCTTGCTGCTGCTGTGTGCCGCCCATTGTGGCCTGCAAACCTGTGATACCGATGTTTTGGTTGTACTGAGCATTGCCCAATGTGCCAAGCGTTCCTGCGGCTGTATTGGCTGCATTAAGACCTTGCAGGCCCAGATTGGCGCCAAACTGCCCTTGCTGAGCATTGAGATTAGCAGCAGCCTGACAAGCGCTTTGCTGTGCGTTAAAAGCAGATTGAGCGTTGTTATATGCGGTGTTATAGCCTTGACCCACGAGATTGCTCATGGCCAGCTGATTGGCTTGATTCTGTGCGCCAGTCAAGACGGCACAACGAGCTCCACCAAACGCGCCGTAACCGACAGCTTGAGCCTGGTTCTGAGCTTGTTGAACGCCTTGTTGTTGGGCCAGCAATTGCTCTTGTGGTTTAAGAGCGCACTGCAAGTAAGGATTCATGTAAGAGCTGATGTTGCTCTTTCCCGTAGCAGCATTGGTGCCAAGCGCTTGTTGGGCTTGATATGGGTTATAGGTGTATCCGGTATTTAATCCAGCAAGACCAGCTTCTCCAGCCATCGCAGAAGCGCACTGCAACTGAGGAGCAGTCTGCATCATCGCCGCATTTTGAAACGCCTGCTTTTGGAGAGGGGAGAACTGAGCAATCGTGCAACCCTGATACTGCATGTATGGGTTAACGCTATAACATGTCAGTATATTGGCTTTACCCAACATAGTCTGCACACATGGTGCAGCGTAGCAGGGTATCGTGACTGTGTTGTAATTAACTGTTTGTGGACCGCAAGCCATGATGACTCCTTAGACTGGTAAGTATTTGGCCGCATTGGTGTCGGTCGCAACGCGATCTTTACCAACCGTCCTTGAGCGGGCCGCTTGTATACGGTCCATCATTTTGTAAAGTTGACGAGCACCTGCTTCAGTAGATCCGTTGCCGAGCTCAGAAACGATGCGAGCAGGAACCACAAACTCGCCATCAGCAAGACGAGCAGGCTCAGGATTGTTGCTGCCAATAGTAGCAGGTATTGAATCCGAGACACCATCGCCCGGGCCACGGAGTAAACGTCCACCATCTGAATATCCTCCTAGATGTCCTACAGACATACCGCCAGCCGCCATTCCCATAGTATGACGCATCCTTCCATTGACATACTGAGAAGTAGGGCTGTGCATCTGCTGTCTAATTGCATCCATCTGCTGTTGATCGCCAACGTTTAAGGCTGGCGAATATAGGGCCGCAGCCAAACCAGCTCCAGTAGGCGTTCTCATCACGCTACTTGGTACAGTTTTATAAAAAGCCTCAAGAGGATCGTTTTGGTATGCGCCTGCTTCATTTAAATTGCTGTTTTCATAAGCCTCAGAAGCATTGTTTACCAAAGACCCAGCATCACCAGCATAACCTCTTATTCGGCCCCCATGAGCAAGCGCCATCAACCCGCCAGCTTTGGCGTTTGCATTTGCCACATAACTGTTAGGGCTGCCATCTGCATTGTAATATTGACCATTCAGGACATATAAACTTGAAATAGGATCATAAACAGCTTTCCCGCCGTTTACGTTGATAGAGGTTCCAACTTTGGATGAGTTAGATGTATTGGCGGTCGATGACCCAGATGATCCGGATGAACCAGAGCTAATGTTGACGCCTTGATTGGTATACATGTTACCGGTTGCATCAATATAGTACCCGGTCGCTGGATCATACGTTGCATTAACTGGAACTCCATTCGACCCAATGATTGGATTGCCTTTGCTGTCTTTAGCCCCAACCTGGCCCAGCACATAATTACCCGTATTGGGGTCTTTGATGTAAGCCTTTGATCCCATCACAGCGGTTGCGTAAGGAATAGCAACTTGGCCGGTTGGCGTGTAGGGCGTCTTGGGTTGAGTTGTGTTACCCATCAAGAAGTTATAAGCAGCAGCAGAGCCGCCAGTCATCGTATTGAACTCTTGATTGAATTGATCCATCGAAGTTGGAGCTGCATTCGTATAACCCAAGCTGCCACCTCTAGCGGTGTATTCATTCTTGAGATTGGCCATGCCCGTCCAGCCGCCAGCAGGAATGCCAGGCTCAACAGGAGACTCGGTGACTGTGCCGTTGGGATTGATGGTAGTGCCGCCGCCATAAACAGAAGGGCCTGTATTGCCGCCTACACCTTTGGGCAAAGAAGGAGCTGGAGCATATTGAATGGGTGTTGATGTGGTTGTATTTATTACATTACTTCCACCACCGCCACCGCCACCGCCACCGCCACCACCGCCACCACCTCCGCCGCCTCCGCCGCCGCCATTATTCTGCTGTACTGTGGAGTACCTGCCATTTGGATTTACTTGGTTGTACAACGCTTGAATTTGAGCTGTTGTCATACCAACGGCAGCACCCATAGCAGCAGGGTCTACGCCCCAAGTATCCATTTCTTTGGCAATTTGTGTGTTTGCAACAGTGCTATTTGATGTTCCTCCTGGAACGCCAGCTGCCAATTGAGCAGCATACACAGCATTGTTAATGTCAGTAGTAGCTCCCTTTGTGCCCAGTTGTGCATCGAATGATGAAACATTTGCAGCTGCAGGATTGGCTAAACTTTGCGCTGAATAAGGATTGTTAATAGATGCAAGATATGCTTGAACTGCTGCGGGATCGGCGTGTGTTGCAGCTTCGGCCGCCGCTAAAGCTGCTGGGTCAGAAGTATTAAGTCCGGTTTGCTGGATGTAATTTCCCATTTGCTGCCCGGTATAACTGGTATACGGAGATCCAGTAGCAGCTTCATTTTGTACCCCTACCGATACGGGGATATTGTTTGCTGTATCGGCAGAAGCCACAGTAGCCGCAAAAGGATCCGACGCAGCCAAAGGGCTGTTTAATGCATTTGCATAATTAACTTGTTGTTGAGTTACGCCAAATTGATTTTCAGCTGCTGTAAGCGCATCACCAGACAAATTATTTTGAGCAATATAGTCTGATATTTGTTGCGGTGTATATGTAGCATTGATATTGGGATCAGTAGATCCGCCTGCATCAAAACGTCGTGCTATGCCTCCATGAGCATAACCCTGATAAGCCGGCCCGCCTTGATTGAGCGCAACAATCCCACCCGTAGCAGCGCTAAACTGACATGCAGGAATTCTTGCAGCAAGCGTCATTTGCTGGCTGTAAGGGTTGTAGTTGTATCGGTTAATGTACTGCGTAGGAATCTTTGCGGGCGATACTGAGTTGGGTTTTGCGGCAGACTTGAGCGCCATTAAACCAAGCGCACCAGCTCCGGCCACTTGATAAGGGCTGGCATTTGTATAAGCGTTTTTAATCGTGTTCCAAACTCCACCGCCAGTTGTTCCTTGCGGTGACATGTTTCCAGGCCCAAAACCAATATCTAAAGCTCCGCCTGATCCTGGAGTTCCCAATCGCTGGGCCGCTGCCACGGCTGGATCAACGGGTGTAATTGCTTGAGACACAGCAGTTGGTGTTGCTGCTTGAACAGGAGTTTGAGCGGCCGGAAATCCTTGACCCGTATACGATGGGGGAGGACCATAAGGATCGGGCCCATAGTTTGGCGTTGCTTCTGGATTAATCACAGGAGCAGGGGCAGTAGGAGTTGGTGACATGTATGGATTTGATGGCGTTGATGCACCACTTCCAGGAATCGTATTTGTATCAGGCTCAACCATTGATGGTGTTGAAGATGAAGTTGTGGGCGACCCCATTAAACTTCCAACGCCATAAGCCAACATGCCGTTTGTCACAGCCTGACCAATATTCCCGCCGTTTAATAAAGTAACAGCTCCACCAGCAAGACCGCCCAATCCTGCTGTACTAATGCCTTCTAAAGCGCCGCCTTCAGCACCCAAATCAAGTCCAGCTGGGCCCATAAAATAAGCAGCAACCGCTGTCTCGGCCATCTTCCCAATGGTACTTTTACCAAGGTCATGGACGGCGTTAGACGCGCTATTGAGTACATTGCTAAAGATGTCAGACATGGATTTGCTCCAATAATAAGTTTAAGTTTACCATTTAGCCCACTTTCCAGCTAGTACCATTTGAGTACACAGGAACAGTGTTTGTTCCACCGCCTGTAACTGTTGCGCCAAAAGTGGTGGTTGTTGAATCTGATACAAAAGTTCTAGTTCCAAGGTTTGAAGTAGAAGCTGTTGGCAACGTTGCCACCGTATATACAGTGGTATTTGTAATATATGCGTTGTTTATGATGGTCAAAAATGAATTCAACTGATTTAAGAACAAACGCAAAACATTGGCCATTTGATTTTGATTGGCTGGATCGTATTGAGCAGGCGCCAACGGAAAGTTGGGTACAGCTGGGTTATTGGGTTTTGTAGCCATTAACGTCTTCCATCCTGACGAATATCAAAGCGCACAGCACCCAACTGCCAAGTGGTCCCAATTTGATTGGATTCCATCTTGAAGATCAGCTGACGACCACGAATCCTGGTGTAAACAATGCCTGTAAATTCATCGGTAACGGTATAGCTGGAGCCCTGATAAGTCACTGTCTCTGTATTGCCAGTCCCTGTTCCTGATCCTGAGCTGGTCAAAGGATAAAGCGTCATGGTGGCTTGTGGCGTTGTAGAATTTGACCCGGTAAATGTCACATCAGGCAGCATACGCCAGACAAACGAGAAATGATCCCCTTGCTGAATATCAAATTCAGATGATTGGATATAGGCATCAATAGCTACAGGTGTGCCGGTAGAGACGTCATCAACGCCGCTTTCTTGATTAAGAAGCTGGCCAGTTCCTGTTGAAGCGTTATAACTAGCGCCAATAGGATTGGACTGCAATGTTGTATCAAGCCAAGCAGTTCGGCTCATTGTCCCGTAATACCAAATCTTATCAACGTAGTTATACACAACGTAGTTGTTTGGCACAGTATCAGTTCCA